GATAATGATAATGATAATGATAATGATAATGATAATGATAATGATAATGATAATGATAATGATAATGATAATGATAATGATAATGATAATGATAATGATAATGATAATGATAATGATAATGATGATTATTTACAAAAAGAAAACAATGATGCCAATGAAAAAGAAACAAAATTAAATAATGCAGATGATGAAGTAGATGATGAAGAATATAATGAGATCATCAATAAGATCAAAACATATGAAGATGATGAAGATGATGAAGATGAGAACGAGAATAAATTAGAATTTTCAGATGTTTCAGATGATGAAGATGATATACCTCATACTAATACTTACACAAAGACTAATAATAACGATGAGTCATAACTAGAAGAATTTTCTGATGTATCTGATGTTTCTGATAATGAAATCGAACAGGATGAAGAACAGGATGAAGATCAAGATGAAGAACAGGATGAAGATCAAGATGAAGAACAGGATGAAGATCAAGATGAAGAACAGGATGAAGATCAGGATGAAGAACAGGATGAAGATCAAGATGAATATGAAGATAATGAAATTGAAAAAAATTGAATAAAATATTCATAAAATATTGTTTATTAATATTAGATTAAATACTTTTCAATAATAAGAAAACAATCTGAATAGAATGGAATACAAATATAATGATGACGATATCTTACATCAGGAAGATGATACATTGCATCAGATGTTACTGAATGTAAGTGGAACGAAGAAGAAGAATAGTAATACATTAATATTGAATCCATTTTTTGTTTCAATGAAGGGAGGAAATATATTAGAAGTTGAGAATAAGAAGATATATCAAAATTACAAATCTGCATATATTATGTGTCTGAAGGATGATATTAATATTAATGAAAAGAGAGATGAATTGATCAATATATTGAGTAAGAATATTAAAAAGGATGATCTAAAGAAGACATGTTCTAATTTTGTATTAATTAAGACAAATGGATCAATTATTAGAAATTATCAATTGAAGAGAAGATCTAATATTATATCGAATGATATTCTGAATGAATATTTCCCGATTAATGAGAATAATAAATATGAATTGACAGAAATTATTATTCCATTATATGAATTGAAAGAAACTGAGGCGAAAAATTATGCCCAAATATATGGAACAAATGCAAACATTAAGGAGATTGGGAATACAATTGCAATGTTATCGAAATATAACAGAATAAATACACAAATGATTGATAATAAAGTGATGAATATGATTACATCAATAGATTGCACAAGTTATTGGAGTGATAATAAGAACTGTAATTTCAATATGGATGATGTGTTCAATTCAAGATCATTAACATATAATGGACATAGATTAGATAAAATAAGATTTGCAACAATTAGAGGAGCAAAATCCCTAAATAATTTATTGACACAAATCAATAAAGAAGGGAAAAATAATGATTATCATTTTAATGATATTTCAGATAAATCGACAAAGAATGAACATATGACAATATATAGAGTTCTAAAAGATATGGAGAATAGAACATTTTATGCATCACAGGACATTGGACAATTTGGATATTCAAAAGAAGATGTTGCGGATGTATTTGACATGATTGTGAGTGAGAAATACAGATTTGAAATGTTGAATATGATGATGACATCAAAAGATCTATGTCATTTTGTTGTAAATAATAAACGTGTTTTGGAAAGGAATAAGGACTTATTTGAAAAATATAAACCATTATATGCATATTTAATGGGTTATGCATGGACAACATTGTATCTTGAAGGATCAATATTCAATACAAAATCAACTAGACAACATAGATATGTATTTGATATTGAAACTGCAAATAAACTTCCGGTATTTCCATTTAGTTTGACGAATGTCCATAATAATCCATATATTACATTATTATTGAATAGAGATTTGATAGATCCAGAGACAAATTGTATGAGTATTAATTTTTTGGAAAAATATGAACCATATTATGGTGTTTGTTCCAAAGAAGAAGCAATCAGAAGATTTAATATATTTGCATGTGGTGACAGCAAAAAAAATGTGTTTGAAGGGATTGATAATAAAATATTTAGTTTTTCAGGTTCTGCAATGCCTGCATGTTTAATGAAAAGATCACCATTAATGGATAGAACTGGCACTCTAGGTGATGACTCTGATAAAGCATTTAAGCAATATTTTGATGGATATTATGGTGAAGCAGATATTGATATGATGTGCTATACATCAAGCACTGCAGAATTTATTGGTCATGGCACAAAATTACTTGAGATCTTGACAAAGAATCTTGAATGTCAAAGAACTGATATTAAGATTAAACCAAATAAGAAAATGGCAGTTATATTGACTAAACACTTTTTTAAAGAATGTGTAGATGATTTAAATTATGAGACAAAATCAGAATACAAACCGAATGAATTGATAAAACTATTTGAAGAGAACTTATCTGATAACAATGAGTCATATAATACATTGCCAGGACATATATTAGAATATTTCCATAATGATTATGTGACTGAAAAGAAGAGAATAATTAAAAAATGGAAGAAATCACAGGAAGAAAATAAGATTACATTTGATAGTGATCTATTAGATAGTTATCATCAGACAGTCGAACCAAAGGAAATGAATATTAAATTAGTGTCATATGATTTGCCTGAGTTTGCCCTTGCTAAAAAGGATTCCGAAATATATTACTTTGTTAATGACTTTAGGGATGATGAACATAAAGTTCCAAAAGACAAAAATTATCTAGTTATGAAATATTCAGAATCAATTAAATACAAAATTAATACAGGTGATAAGACCAGAGAAATTGAACTATTTAAGATTGATACAAAGGATCCATTTGGAACAGTGGCAAGATTTCATAAACCATGTGTTAGAGCATATTATCAAGATGGGACATTCTACATGTTACCATCATTCATTACTGCTATGATGACATTGATTAATATTGAATACAAATATTTTGCAGGATCGAGAGACCCAATTGAGATTATTAATAAATACAGGAATAGATTGTTTTCAGTTATATTGAATACAAATGAAAAGAAGAGTATGATTATGTATGATAAATTAATAGATCAAAATAAGGATAATAATAAGGAGAAATCGAAAAGTAAATTTTTTGGTCCACAATTATTAAATAGTAAAATGTTTAAACAAAATAATAAAAATTGGACCGAACCATCAAAACTTAACAGTGAACCTAAATACATAAAAACATGTGATGATTTGAAAGAGTATTATTTGGATAATGACAAATTTACTAGAATGATAAATAATAAGTTGCCATATGACATATTTGAAATGACGACAATTATGAAGAATGGATATATCAGACCATATGATCCATATATTGCCAGAACATATTACAATATGATTAATAGTTCATCACAATGAGAGATATTTTTATTTATTAAGAAATGACATTATTATATTTATCCATAGTAATAATATTATAGATATTGAATGTTCAATACAAATATCAAACAATATAATAAATCAAATATGCTTGATTTAGGTAAAATTGAACAGAAAGGAGGAGAGAAATATGAAGATAGAAATAAAGATAAAGGCCATAATAGTCATAATAGTCATAATAGTTATTATAAGAAGAGGGAAGAACAATATGTGAACTTAAAATTAAATGGCAGATTATTTCCGACATGGTTATTAGCAAATTTTAAGAGGTACAAATTGCCAGAAATATTTTTGGATGGATCAGATCCATGCAATGATAAAAAAGTAAGTGCAGAATTAAGGAAATATCAAGAATTCTTAGGACGTTATTTAGATTATAATTCACCTTACAGAGATATATTGATTTATCATGGTTTAGGTTCTGGTAAAACTAGATCAGCTATCAATATCTATAATGTTCTTTATAACTATTCACCTGATTGGAATGTATATATATTACTTAAAGCCACTCTTAAAGAAAGCACTTGGGTTAAAGAATTGGAAAGTTGGTTACAAAAAGAAGAAAAGGAATTTAGGAAAGCCAATATACAATTTATATCATATGATGCACCGAATGCAGATAAGATGTTTTTAGAGAAAGTGAAGAATGCAGATGCGGCAAAGAAGTCATTATATATTATTGATGAGGCACATAACTTTATTAACAACGTATATACAAATATGAGTTCAAAACAAGGAAGACGTGCATTAACAATATATGAACACATAATACAAGATAAAAAGGATAATGAAGGTGTGAGAGTAGCATTAATATCAGGTTCACCAGCAATTAACATACCATTTGAATTGGCATTATTATTTAATTTACTTAGACCGAATATATTTCCAAAATCTGAAGCACAATTCAATCAATTATATGTATCAACAGATGCATATCCAATATTGAATCCTAAAATGAAGAACAACTTTCAGAGAAGAATCATGGGGCTAGTATCACATTATATTGGTTCAACACCAGAATATTATGCAAAGAAGACAATCAATTATGTTGATGTTCCAATGTCTGATTATCAAAATCTTATTTATACACATTATGAGGAAATCGAGGAGAAAATAGCCAGAAAATCAAGAGGAACATCAGGAAATTACAAATCATATACAAGACAATCATGTAACTTTGTGTTTCCTAATATTGATCAAGGTATTTCAGGAGAAACAAGACCTAGACCCAGAGATTTCAAAATAAAAGAATCAGAAGTGGAAATGTTTACTAAAGGAAAGGGTGAAGAGAAGAATAAAGAGAAATATTATCAAGTGAATGAATATTTACAAAAGACAGAAGAATTTGCAAATGCATTCGATATGTTTTTGAAAAAGAAATTAGATGAAGATATTAGGGAAAAACATACATTAGTTGATGATCTCAAAAACTTTAAAGAGAAATATGGACCTAAATTTGAGATTGAGAATTATACAGAATTTATTAAGGACACAAATCAGAAATCGAATCTATTGATGACATTACATAATTCATCAGCAAAAATGACATTTATGATATTCAACATTATGAATTCACCAGGACCAGTATTAGTATATTCAAATTATGTTGTTATGGAAGGTTTGCAAATATTCAAAATCTATTTGAAATATTTAGGATTTGTCCCATATATGTCAAGAGATAAAGGTGATGATTATTATAGATATATGGAATATCATGGTGGAATTGATCCTGAAGACAGAAGGAAAGTATTAGAGATATTCAATAGATCTGAAAATAAAACTGGTGCAGTAGCTAAGATTGTGATGATTTCTCCAGCCGGTGCAGAAGGTATTGATTGTAATAATGTCAGACAAGTCCATATTATGGAACCTTATTGGCATGAAGTTCGTATTACACAAATGATTGGTCGTGCTATTCGTCAATGTTCACATCGTGATCTTCCAATGTCCGATCGTGAGGTTACAGTATTTAGATACAAATCAGTTCGTGAGAAGGATGGTATTAAATGGACAACTGACCAATATATTGAGGATATGGCCAGATCGAAGGAAGGGTTAATACATAGTTTTTTGAATGCAATGAAGGAAGTAGCAGTTGATTGTGTATTAAATAAATCACATAATCATTTAGTTGGATCATATAAATGTTTTCAGTTTGAGGAGAAATCATTATTTGATCAACAAATTGGTCCTGCATACAAGGATGATATTTATGATGATATGAAACTTGATAATGGATTAAATTCAGTTAACAGTTCGGTCAAACGTATTAAGATTATTAAGATTAAGGCAGTGAAACAATTAGTCAGTAATGAGGATAATGAAAAAGAACCAAGATCAACAGAAGAAATGTATTCAGAACCAGAAGAATTTTGGTATAGTCCTGAATCACATACAGTATATGAATTAGAAATGCAATATCCTATAGGTAAGGTTGGGACAGATGATGATGGTATGCCATTAAAACTGGATAAAGATACATTCATTATTACACGGATGATCCCAATTCCAATTTTGAAAAAATAATAAATAAATAATATGTGTCTGATAATATAAAGATATCCCAATAATGGCTACGGTTGAATCGGTATTAATTATTATGTTAGTCACATATGGATTGATTGTCACATATTTACTGTATGATCAATGGAAAAATCAAGAAATGTATTTGAAAGATAAGGTCGACTTTGTTACAAATAAAACAAATGAACTTAATATTCGTGAAAGAAATCTAGTGGCTAAAGAAGCATGTGAGAGAGAATTAGTAAGATTGAGAACAATTACAAAATCAGCTCTAGATATATTAAGTTCATATAGTCCAACTACACCAATTTAATTTAATAATTTATTATTCTAATGAAAAATAATAAATTAATTTAATATCTGTATTGTGGAAGAGTATTAATTTGTGGTTCAATTGTGTTAAATGTAAGATGTAATTCTGGAGATAATGATTCAGTAATATTTTTGAGACTCTTTAATTTTGGTAATAATTTATTTAACATTGTTTTTGACATTTCTGTATTAGTGGTTTGTAGATTGATGGCAATATCAATTGTCTTAATATAATCTGCATAAAAGTCATATTTCTTTCCATCCAATAATGGATATATCTTCCCTCCTTTATCATCACATATTTCTACATTGAGTCTATCTACTACTTTGAGTTGTGAATCAAAATATGCCACAGATTTATGTATTGGAACCCATAATTGATTTTGAATACAAATATCATCATCCATAACCATAATGAAAGATTCTTTTCCTAAAGCAGGATTATTTGAATAACATCTGCCATTTCTCAATTCATTTATTTTCAATACAATATATTTGTATTTTGATTTAGCTAATTTAGGTCCAGCAGGTTCGTAAGATCCGTCATCAGTAGTTTTATATGAGAGATAATAAGGCATTATTAATGCATCAACACTGACAGACTTAATATTTCTGAATACTCTGTCAATAACTATATCAGTATCACCTTCAGTATATTTATGATACTGGAATGTTTCATCATCCATTGTTATTGATGTTGGTTGTTTCTTTGGTTCAATACCATTAAACTTTATTGTGAATTTGAATGGATCTCTATGTTTGGTGTGATCACGATAATATGAATCAATAAATATTTTATTATCAAATATTTGTTCATTTAATACCTTATCAGAAACATTATTATGTAATATGTTTTGTTGATTTTTATAATCAGGTTGTGTCATCAACATTGTTCCATTCATTCCACCTAAAAATGATGTATTAATATTACCCATTGTCTGTTCCTGTTTTTGTTTTGTGTTACTCTTATCTGAATCTGTTAAGTCAGTTAATGAACTTACACCATGGACTGTATCTATTTTTGAATCATTCATGCCTTTAAGATAAACTCTTTGTTGACTCCAATTCATATATTACTATTATTAATAGAACTACAATATTACAATATCAACCACAACACAACATTATATAAAATAATAATTTTATTAATTCATATTTAACGTTTAAAAGAGTGATATTATATACACAATTATATTTATAGTAATGAGTATTAAAGATATATTCTTTAGTGACAAAAATATTCAGTTGCTCACTCGTGTCCTTGGCGATGAAATGGAAATTGATAATACTAAATCTGCCAAAGAAGCATGTCGTAAATTGATCTATTCTCAAATGGAATTAGTTTATAAAAAAAATAAAGATAAAATATCTAGTGCAGATCCGAAAAAGATCTTGCCCAAATTAAATGAAAAATCAGTTGATGAAGCTCTTAAGTTTTATGCCGAACATCAACGTCGAAATAATAAAAAACCAACAAAAAATGATTTATCAAAACAATCTGATCGTAAAAAACAATCATTCAAATCTCCAAATGACCAATCTAATAGAAGTCTTAATCTTAGAGATAATCCCAAAGAAAGAGTTCAAGGAATGTCACAAAAACAAAAACGTGAAGGACCGCAGGCAATGTTGTCTGGTGGTGGGAATGATGGTTATGCCCCTTTAATAGGTGGTGATGATGGTGAATATATTACTGCTACTGGGGAAATAGGTAAAAAAATGTTTTTTGGTAATATCAATGACCAATTATCTTATGGCAGTAAGGCCTCTGGTAAAGATGAAATTGACAGATTACTAATGATGAGACGTGCTGAATATGAAGGTGGATCAGATAATTATAATATGGGCGGTAATAGTGGTATTGGTGGTAATGGATTTGACATGAATAATAATATGGGTTATGGTTACAATCCAAATCTTGGAAATAATAGACCTCATCAAGAAATAAATTTCTGTGTCGATGGTGGTGATACAAGAGGTATTGCAAATGGTAATATTGATAATAAAACTAATGGTTTTGGTGGTATGGGCAGTATGAGTGGTTTTGGTGGTATGGGTGGAATAAGTGGAATGAATGGTATGGATAATGGTTTTGGAGGATTTGGCAATTTTGCCAATAATGGCAGTAATGACATGAATAATATGATGGGTAATTATGGTATGAATATGAATACTAATTATGATAATATGAATCAAATGAGCCAAATGAACCCAATGAACCCAATGTCTATGTCTATGTCTCCTATGTCTATGAATCCTATGTCTATGAATCCTATGGGCATGAATACTCTAGGTATGAATAATAACAATTCAAGAAATAATACTGATCTTGATGCAAAAATAGCCCAAATGGAAGCAGAAAGAAACAATTCATTTGGTGGTATGCATATGCAATCACCCAATATGAATCTTATGAATAGTGGTTTCAATCCAATGATGATGTCTAATATGATGTCAATGTCATCAATGAATTCAATAAATCCAATGCAATCATTTCCCTCAACGCAATCAATGACAAATCAAAATTTTCAAAAGGGAGGGTGGGGTGGTAATGAATTGGAAGAATTAATTAAAGATAAAAAGAGAGAATTATCAAATAGATTAGGATTAAATCCAGAGTCATTGTTGAATCTTTCTCCAGAACAAATAGAATCACTAATAAATACAAGTGGTGATAATAACAAAACCAATAAGTCTGATACAGATACAGAGTCAGATAAACATTCAGATTCAGATGGATCGGATGAATCAGATGAGGAAGATGAAAAGATGAAGATTAAACGGAAATTATTAGAGAAACTACAGAACAAACGAAAGGAAAATCAGAAAAATCAGAAAAAACTGGGGAATGAAGTAAATACAGTTTTAAATAAAATGAATCAAAAACCAAATACTAAATCCAATACTAAGAAATCTAATAATGGTTCTGATTCTGATAATGATTCTTCAGAAGATGATAAATCTGAAGACAATAACAAAAAACCATCAGTCAGAATTACAACTAAGAGTAATGATATTCCAGTAATCTCTAATCAAGATAATGACAATAACAAGAAGAGAAGGATGGGTATTAATAGTGAAAATATCAAATTAATGAAAAGGAAGGATCAAGATGTGAAGAATAGTATAACATCAGAGATTGATGAGTCAAAATTAGAGAATATGACATTAACAATAAAATCGGCTAATCAGACAGAACCAGAGTTTTATAATGACTACCAAATAGATCTGGATAAAGAAATAGAGAACATTAAAAGAATTAAAATAAAGGGGGAGACAGATTTCCCAATATTAAGACCGATAATAGATGAGGGACATAATAAGATAGTCATTGAATTGGGAGGTGAAAAGATACCCATAGAATTAGAACCGGATGATGGATATACATTAAATGAGATTATTGATGGTATTAATGCAAATCTGAAAGAGATGAATATTGAGATTACTGTGAGAATAGATGAAGAGAATCATATAATAATAGAGAATACAGATGGAAAAGATTTTAAGATAGATTTAAATGATAATTCAATGGGGATATATTTAGGATTTACAAATGACACATATATAAACAAAACTACATACAGGAGTGAAAATCCCCATATGTTTTTAGAAACAAGTTATTACATGTTTATAAATGAAATAGCATCTGAAGAGCCAATATGTGAGATAACACCAAATGGTGAGGTGAAACAATTAGTAATGGATGTTAATAGAATAAATAAAGATCCTATTAAGAAATTAACAATTCAATATAAATATGATAAGACTAAAAATAGTGATTTGGTAGAGTTTTATGGTGAGCCACATGAGATATCATTTGAAATATCATATTTGTCAAATAAACCAACAACGAACATTATCAGAACAAAAAGAAACAATAATTAATTTAATCATGAGACAAAATTAAATTGTTTGATTAATAATATAAATGAGCACTTCAATAATAATAATATTGACAATAGCATTGACGGTAAGTGTTATATATTTCTATTATTACCAAGAGTCATATCACCAATTCCAAATTGCAAAAATTAAATCACTCGAATACAAATATGAACAAAAAGAACGTGAATTAGAATTATTAAGATCTAAAACTCAAAAGTGTCCTGTCCCTAATTTAAATGACCCCAGATCCTGTTATTTCGGTTCCAACTATCAATGCTCATGGAATGACATTATCGGCAGATGTGATCTTATTGAATGATCCCCTATAAAAAATCATTCAATAAGAAACCCCTTATTGAATAAGTATCTTAAGATATTAATTTGTCAATATTTCTGTCCTGATATTTGTTCCTTAAATTATTGAGAACATTATCTACAGTATTTGGTTCGATGTATTTAGTTGTCGTTTCTCTTTTATCAATTATATTTTTGATTATTGATAGTTTCTGTTTTAGTAATTTGTATTTCGTTGTGATTTCTGTATCTTCTTTTATTTTATTAATCATTTCTTTGAATTGATCAATATTTATTTTTTGTTCCTTTTCATCATTGTTATTCATTAATTTATCTTCTAATTCTTTTTTGTAATTCTCAATAATGTTTTTGATCTTCTCCATTTTGTTAGATATTTTGACATATTCATCCAGTAATTTTGCTGTAGGATATTCAGTTAATTCGGTAATAAATGATTCCATTATATAAACATGTCAGAATTATATATTTGAATGATAAACATGATAAACATGTTCGTCATATTAATTAATAAAAATTGATCACTTTTCAATCTAACTATATGATTATGAATAATAATATATTAATTAGAGAAATATGAGTTATTCAATCAAAACATTCATTAAGAATAATTGTGAGAATAAGTCTTATGATTTGAAAGATCTCACATCATTAGCTGAAAAAATATCTGAAGAATCTGATGAAAGATATTCTGTCAATAGTGCATTGAATATATTATGCCGTTATGTTATTGTTGATAATAATACTATCACACTTGACCCTAATAGCAGAAATCATGACCAAACTCTTAAAGATGTCCAATCACTCCTTTGCAAAAATAATAAACCTAAAACCAATTCTAATCCTAATCCTGAAACTAAATCCAGTCCCAAAAAAATAAAAGGATTTGGTTCTAGTTCATCTCTCAAAAAAGTTATCAAAAAATCTGATACTGATAATAATGATAACGATATGAAAATTGAATTAAAATCTGAAACTAAATCTGAAACTAAATCTGAAACTAAATCTGAAACTAAATCTGAAACTAAATCTGAGGTCAAAAAAATTAGAACTGGGTTTGGTGTTATTACAAAAAAATTAATTAATGATAAATCAATTAATGATAATGAAAAGAAACAAGAGAAAAAAATTATTAATAATAACAATAACATTAAATATACCAAACCAACTAATAATACTAATACATATTGTTATCCAGAAGATGCAAAATATATACCAAATATTCATAAGGACGAAACATATGGTCCGTTTGGAACTGATACTTATTTTGACGAAAAGATCGAGGATGATACATTAGCTAAAAGTGAAAAACAAAGAGTGAATATTTATCGTGATCTTGCATCAAGATATTACCCACCTCAAAGATCCCAAGAATGGTTTACATTACGTGACCAAATGATTACTGCCTCTGATGGTGGAACTATTGTTAATATGAATCCATATGAAGCAGTATTCGGTTTTATTGACAAAAAAGTATTTGGCAAACCTTTCGAAACGTCAATAGATTGTTATCATGGCAAAAAATATGAACAAATTGCCACAATGATTTATGAGTTCAGGATGAATGTTAAGGTAAAAGAATTCGGGTTATGTCAACATAAAAAATATAAATTTCTTGGAGCAAGTCCTGATGGTATTGTTTCTGAATATAAACTCAAGACTAGAAATGGCAAATCATGGGAACAAATTGAGACTGAATCCGAATGTATTGAAAATACAGATGACAAAAGAAGATTTATCGAAAGATACACATATAAAACTAAATTTGTTGGTAGAATGTTAGAAATTAAATGTCCAATGAGACGTAAAATTCTAATGGATAAGAATGCTCCTGAAGTATATGGTCCTCATGGCGAGAAAATTACAGATCTTAAAAAAGATATTAAAAAGGGTATTTGTCCCGCATATTATTGGGTTCAAGTTCAATTGCAATTACAATGTTGTGATTTGGATGAATGTGATTTCTGGCAATGTGAAATTGTCGAATATGCCGATTTTCTTGATTATCTTCAAGATACTGATCCAAATACTCCATGGCTATCAATCTCAACACAATTTGAAAAAGGTGCAGTCATACAATTAATGCCAGTAGAACAATTAAACAATTCATCATTAAGTTATGATGAAAGAGTTTATAATTATGCACAGTTCATATATCCACCTAGAATAGACATGACACCATTAGAGACAGAAAGATGGATATTTAATACAATTCAAAATCTTAAACTCACACACAAAGGGATGGTATTTGATAAGGTTCATTATTGGAGACTTATGGCAAGTAGATCAATTACTATCAAACGTGATGATAAATGGTTCAATGATAATATCAATCTTTTTGCTGATGCTTGGGATTCTGTCGAATATTTCAGAAAGAATAAAGACAAAGCTAAGATATTTAAGAAATATCTTCAAACATTCCCCAAAGATTATTTTGGAAAAATCAAAGAAACTCCAAAAGGTATTATTATGGAAACAATAAAGAAAATTAAGACTGAACCAAAAGATAGTGCACCAAAAACAGAACATGCACAATACTGTAAGTTTATTACTGATCTTCAAAATAAGATACAACAAGCAGGAATTGAAGATCCAAAAGAATATAATGTAAATGATGATATTGAAATCATTAAAGAAGGATTATCATTAAACATTCCTACAGATCTAGACGAAAAGGAGAAAGAGACATTTATTAAGAAACATACTGAATTTATTAAAAAGATGAAGACCGATATTGAAAAGTTTATTTATGAATAATGCATTTATTAATTGGATAATTAATAAATAATTGAAAAAATAACTGATTGTGATAGTTTGATATTACTTATATACAATTAATAATCACTCATGCCAAGAGGTAGACCTCGAAAAATTAGACCGGATAATCCTGGAAATAATCCTGTGAATAATGAAAATAAAATGAATCCAGTAGATCCTGCAATTAATCAAAAACAAATCAAACCGAAAAGGAAATATACAAAAAGGGGATCCCAAAAAATAGATGTTGTATATAACGGTGAACCACCAAATGAGACTATTAATAATAACATCAAACCTGAGGGGAAGAAACGTGGAAGAAAGAGAGGAAGGAAGAAACGTAATGCAGAGACAATGTTTAAGGTTGAGGATGTTTTAGATTTTATAAAAAGAAGATATCCATTTATGGGAATAGACAAGATTAAGGATGATGTTATAAATGGGATAGGTAAGATGAGAGAATTAATTAATAGTCCATATCTATTATACAAATTCAATTACAATGACAAGACATATTATTATGATGACACAAATACAGTTGTTAATTCAGATGGTCAAACTGTGGGATATATTGTCAAAAGAATGGAAGGACCAAACAGACTTTATATGATTGAAACTAATTTTGACACAAGGACATATGAACAAGTTATTAATGAGATCGAAGGAAAGGGAAACATTAATAATAGAGATCCACATATGTTAGATCTATCTGTGTATATGACAAATAAAAAATAATACTTTATTTATACAACAAGATTATTATCTTGATAATAAACATATATATTGATGTCTGGCACCAAGTATAAAGACGATTCAAAAAAGGTAAAAAGTAATTCTGTCAGACTTACCAAAACAAAATTCAAAGGTGGATCAAATGAAAATACACAAGATGCTGAAAGATACATTAATGAAATAATTCATAATATTACTGATGATAAATTGAACGATTCAAAACATGATGCAGATAAGTTATGTGCTCCTGGATTGAAATTTGAAGCCGGATCATGTGCTAGATTGGCTGTATTAAAAGAGATGGCAAAGGCATACAATAAAATGGTTGGAGGTAATGGTGATGAGATAATTTTGTCACAAACAATTGAAACATTACATCCACATAGATACAAATTTTATTTAGTCAAAGAATTGGAAAAAAGAATTGGTAATAATTGTTCAACACAAAAATGTTGGGGAACACAAGAATTTATTAATAAGATGGATAAAATAGCCAGAACAGAATACAGAAAATATACACATAGACCAAACTCTCCACAAGGACAATTTACATGGTTAAGCACAACGAACATTGATGATGTAATTAGACAGTATGAAAAGAATCATAAAGATTTCAAATATTTTGGGGCTGTTCCAATGGATTTTGCCACATTAACACAATATGAAATATCTGAAGTAAATTATAAACAATTATATGATAGTGGAATAAGAAGATTAGGTATAGTATTTAATTTAGATAAATCCGGTCAACCTGGATCACATTGGGTATCTATGTTTTCAGATTTTAATAAAGGACAAATATATTATTTTGATAGTGTTGGGAAAGAACCAACGCCAGAAGTAAGGGACTTGATGAATTTGCAAGTTAGATTTTTGAAATCAATTGGAATGAAAAATATTAAAACTGGTTATAATGAAGTCCCACACCAAAAGAAAAATACTGAATGTGGTGTTTATAGTATTTATTTTATTTTGGAAATGTTAAAAGGTAAACGTTTTGAAGACATAAATAATACTAGAATATCTGATGAAGAAATCAATAAATATAGAGAGAAATATTTTGACAAATTCCATCTTGATGATGGATAGAATTATATTAATAATTATTCATTAACGGAGTTGTGGATACTATAATATTTGGATCAGTTTGAGTTGGTTGAATAGTTTGAGTAGTTAGTGTATTTTGACTTGATAATGTTGATGATTCATTATTTATCATCATTTGAACTGTCTGACCTGTTTTAGATGGTGCATCATATCCATAATAGTGTGGTGATTTATCATTCTGTCTTGATTTTTCACGACTCTTAATTATTTTTTGTTTAGTGATATCTTTGACTTCTTGGACTTCTTGTCTATGTCTATCACTTATTAAAGATGTGGCATTTGTAGCTCCTGTATGAATACCGAAATATCCATCTTTATGCATTTCCATATATGAAGGCAACATATGCTTAAGAACCCAAGCAATAGTATGCATCCATGCATTCATTACATCTGCAGTAGCATCTTCACCAAGACATATTTTAATTGTGTTATGTAGATTAGTAGCATATATTGAGAATAGAAATGGTTGATGGACAATATGTTGATGAATCTTTCCTAAAAATTTCAATTTAGTTTTGGCGATATGTAATTGTTCAATATCAATTGATACACAAAATGCCAACACTTTACTAATAATATTAGCTCTTGTTTTGATATCTCTGAATATATTTTCAAATTCTTGATATCTGATGAATAATTGTTCAAAAAATGTGTTATAGAAAAATGTAACGCCAGAAACTTTACCAAATAATGCATCATTAGAATCATAAGTATTTTTTGATATTTTTTCCCATGATTGTCTAATTAATTTTTGAGTATCTTTGTTTAATATGGGATCGATTGGAAATTCTGGTGGCTGGTAATGTTGGACCAAAACATCAAAATCATATTTATTTTTTATACTAATATTTGTAATTTCATTTAGATGACTACTATTGCATCCCATATATAATTATTAATATTCATTTCCATTATTTATTTTTTCATTAGTGGCATATTTTTATTATTTCTCTTATTATGAAATTTTATTGTTGATATATTTCTTTCTAATATTTCTGTATATAAATCTGTCTAATATTCTGTTCTATATTTCTTTCTAATATTTCTGTATATAAATCTGTCTAATATTCTGTTCTATATTTCTTTCTAATATTTCTGTATATAAATCTGTCTAATATTCTGTTCAATATTTCTGTCTAATATTTCTGTACATAAATCTGTCTAATATTTCTGTCCAATAATTCTGTCTAATATTTTTGTACATAAATCTGTCTAATATTTTTGTACATAAATCTGTCTAATATTTCTGTACATAAATCTGTCTAATATTTCTGTCCAATAATTCTGTCTAATATTTTTGTACATAAATC